AGATCAATTTGACCGGTCGTAGGCTCAGTAGCCGTAATGTTCTCATGCTCACCAACATACGATGCACCGGCAGCAGCCGTTTGCTTACGAATGGTAATAGCACCATTATTCATAGGAATAGTACGAGCACCAGCCGCACGTACTACAGTAATAGAACGAAGCAACTCAATAATTTCAGCAGCAAATTCGGTAGGTACAAGGGCACCACCAGCAGTATGATCTGAAGTACCAAGTGCTTTAACAATCTCATCTCCAAGATCATCATCCCATGCCTGTTTAGCAAAATGAATTGCTTTTTGAGGATCATGGTTACCAAAGGCAAGAGCACGAATCATACGTGCAGCAGCAATACCTTTATCTTTCTTTTCCGTAGCAAATGTACGGAAACGCTTAGTAGATCCCCTACCACCACTGATAGGTAGATCTTTTTCTTTGGAATCCTTATCATCAGTCTTAAGTGCTTTAGTGATAGCAGAATCTACAATATCACCAAGCTTTTCATCAAGACGTTTGTCAAGATCTTCCATCGTTATTTTACCATTTTCCATTTTTTAGCCTCACCTCTTCATAAGTGAAGTTGATACAATGCTTAGTCTAATTGACCGCGCAATTTATTAAGATTCTGTTTAACAATCTTATCTAGTGTTGGTCCAAGATTATTGACAAGATATTCATCAACATCATTTTCAGTAAGAGATTCATTATCCCCTTCATTTTTATCTATAAATTTAACAGGTATAGTTCCTTCCTCAACTTCAGTTGTACGTTCAGTAGTAACAGGTGAAATTGCAATAGCAAGATCTTTCATATACTGAGCAACAAATTTAATCTTACGTATAAATCTTTTATCACCCTTCTTAGGATCAATTAAGCTTGGATCTTTTTCCAATGTCTCTTCCAAATCAACCAAAATACTATCAAGTATATTAACCTGTTCCATTGGTGTCGTTATTTCATCCTCACCAATATCAGGTTGCTTTCCAATTTCAAATGAAGTTGATGTAGCTGATTCTACAGTTTGTTTATCAACAATAAGTTCTTTATTAACTTCACCTTCTATTTCTTCATCATCTATTTCAATTTCAATAATAGGCTCAATAACAGTTTTTACTTCACCTTTAACAACAATTGGAACAGAATCAAGTCCTGCATCAAGCTTACAAATAAAATTATCATCTTCATCTTTTGCATAAGGATAATAATTAAGATTTGTATTTGACCCATCAAGAATAATTGATAAATTATCCTGAGTACCTGTAAATTTTACTGCCCCACCACTGGATTTAAACAAAGATTCATTGATTATAAGATCTTTTGGTGCATTATTAAAAAATACACTTGATACATTATCTTCTATATGTTGTATAACGTCAAGATCTTCAAAATCTTTAGGATCAATCACTTTTGTAACAAGTGATTTATCCCATTCATGATATTCATTTTTTTCAAAAATATCATCACTATCAATCTTTTTAAGTAATCTACTTGCTGCATTAAAAATATCATATTCATCATTAAGTGCAGCAAACCTTTTAACAGTAATAACTTCTCCACGATAAAGAATATCATCTTTTATAATTCTATAATTTGGATCTTCAGTACTATGTACAGCAAGATATTCTTTTGTAATATCAGATTCTTCATCTGAAACAAGAACAGCATCAATTTTAATTTCACCTTTATCTATAAGTGAATTTGCATAAGCAATAGAATCTCTATTCACTTTAAATATCTTATCATCAGATTCTTTACTTTTACGATGATTTTCAGCTAATTCAAGATTTTTCTTTAAAAGCTCTTTCTGTTTACCTTCAGGAACTTGATAGGTCATAGTTTCACCAATAGCCTTCCGTCGAATTAATTCAAGTTGCTTCTTTCCAATGTTATATGTTTCTCTAATCATATTACCGCTATTAGCCCAATCATCCAATACTTGTTCAGCCCACTTACCAAAAGGTTCTACATCAATACCTTTAGTACGAGCTTTAATTAATGCATCTGGATTTGAAGGAACTGGTACAGCAGAAAATTCAAGTAATTCCTGTTTAGTAAACTTAATACCTGTAGGAAAATCATCATCTTCATCTTTAATAAATTCAAATTCTTTTGGCATAAAACCAACACTAACTGCTTTTAAAAAACCTTCTTTAAACATTTGAAAAACACTATCAGCAAACGGGCTTATATCTTTATCCATAAACTGTGCAGTTGCATTAAGATTTCCACCACTTTTCCAAACCTTAAGTGCTTTACCTATAGGTGGCACACCACGGCTATGTGCAAAAAGCACAACCGGATTTTCCATAAATTGTTTAATATCCCAACCTTTTAATAATATAACATCACCATGTCGATCTGGAGTTTCATTACTGATAACGAAATCAATTGTACGCTTAGTTTCGTTAATTGATTTTGCAATATCACCAGTAAATGCTTTATGCTGCATTTCATCTTTGTTAATGGTTCTGTTACTTGACCCGTCGGTCTTCATTAGGAGCACTCCTCAATGTCTACAAACACAGTTAACCCCGATACAACACGAACAAACCAAAAAAGTCAACTGGTGGATGATCCATACTTCCATAGTTTACATTTACACCATGAATTAACTACTCTTTTAGATATTACCGTGTTTGATAATAAATGGTTTTCTAGAGTATCAAAAATTTTAAATATCCGCAAGAAAGAGTTAACTAACTTCATTCTATTAGGTAAACATTGGAAAAAGTCATGGGGGATCTTAGCAGTTAGTGCTTATAATAATATGATTATTTGGGTACGGACCGATGATGGTCCAGAAATGGCACAATCAAAATTTGATATAAGAATTATAGTTATTAGATATATGCTTATGGCTAATCTAAGTGAAGTTCTATTTAAACTAAATAAATCTTCTTATGAAAAAGTAGGTGTAACTAAAAACTGGCGTCGTGCAAAAATAAAATTTAATGGTAAAGAAATTGAAAATATTTTATGGGCAGACGCATTAACTGGTAAATGTGCAATTAAGGCATTTGAAGAACCTGAAAAAATATTAACAGGTCATATTGATATAATTCTTCAAGAGCAAAATTTAAGTTTCTTCTAACCACTCTTTAGTAGGTAAGCCATAAAATTCTTTAGTCCAACCTGACATTGATTTTACCCATTTTGGATAAGATTTTTCACCACGCCAAAATTGTCTATATAATGTAGCTTCAATCCAACCACTCCCTTTATTAAAATGAGCATTTTGTGTCATAGGTATTCCAGCAAGTACAATTTTACTAGCACCTAAAAACTTAGCTAGATTTACACCTAATATTCCACCACCACCTTTAGAGTTAACTAAAGAAAACCCATCAACTATACCTTTTTCAACTTTCTCAGGTGTAGTCCACATTTTTGGTTTTACAAAACCATGATCCTCACGTTGTTTTAACCATATTGGCATTTTTTCAGGATGCATAGTTACCCAATGATCAACTTCTTCTATATACATACCAATATCATTAATTACTATAATTTCATCAGGTAAGAATAATTCTTGTGAAGCTTCAATATCTTCAAAGACACAATGGGCACCACCAATGATTAAAAATTTACTCACCCTTCCATGCCTCTGGTACTATAAACGATTTTGCAGCAGCTAAAGGTAGTTCAAAACCAAGATCATAAATCAATTCAGCTAATTCTGCTATATTACCATGTACTAATTCACTTGTATCAATCTCATGAATCTTAGCACCAGACTTCTTAAAATCATCAAGATGTTCATGGTGAGTATCAATCCACTTTTGCCATCCTTCTTTAGTTGTATACATATTCATAAATTTAGTTCTTAAACATGAATTGATTATATCTTCATTACGTCGTTTAGTAATAAAATAATCAGCTTTAGGAAACATCTCATACCAAAGTTTCCACATTAATGTAATTTTAGCATCTTTAAACATCCAAGGACCATCAGTATAACCTTGTCTGTACACTACATTTGATATACTATTGTAAAGATCAAACTGAGGTTTCAGTAAATCACCCGATTGAGGAATTGGTTGTTGCCCCCTTCTACAATAACCACCATCCCGTAAAATTTTATATGTACTTGTATCTTTGATCTCACGATTTTCAAAAAAACCTTTTACATTATTTACACTAGGTGGATTTGTGGGGCCAGTCCAAATACCTGTAAGTGACCAAAGCCCTGCTAATAAAGATGTTCCAGAACGTGGTATTCCCAAAATAAAAATAGGGTTATCAAAATCTCTATTTCCAATGTATTTGCACGAATTCATCTTCTACCTCATTTGGATTTGGCTTACCATGAAAACTAACTACTTTAGAACCTAAAGGAAGTCCTTTACCACGTACATGAAACTTATAACTTACAAGAGAATCAGGACATAAATAATCCCATCTAAAATCACTTTCAATCATAGCATCTAAATATTTTGAATCCCAATCATACAAATTTTTAATTTTTTCCCTATTCTCATTATATGTTACCCATAATTCATGTCCATACCCTTTTGGTATTGCAATTAATGTAGAATTTATAAATTTTCCCCTATCAAAACGTGATCCAGTAATATAACTGCTCCAATCTATAAAACATTCAATACTTCCTACTATAACCATATCAAGATCAAAATAAAGTAAAGAATCATTAATTCCATGCTCCCAAGAATACAAATATAACTTATCCCACCAAGAATAATCAGGATTTGGCATAATTACTGGATTTACAATACTTAAATCAAGATCAATCGGATCATCAGTAATACAAGTTAATTTCCCCGTATAACCGTTACGAATCAACGATTTAGCAAGAATATTAGCATATTCTGATGAATATTTAGGGCCAGTCTTTACACATACAGCGGTGGTCATGGAAGTACCTCGTCATGAGTAGCTACAGGAAATGCATTAAATATAGTACCGGGAGAAGCATTAATTATTTCAATTCCTACGGCCTTACACTCATTATAAGCGTTCCTAAAACAATCATCCATATCTATCATACGTCTACGACCCCATCTTGCACGATTTGATTCTCTATTCCAATGAGTAGGTTGTCCACTAGGTAATGGCCCACCATCAAAACCAAATAAAAGTATTCTTTTAGCACCCCAAAGTTTTGCAAGATTAATAGCACCACGTCCTGAAGAACCAGCCTTACCTTCACATACATTTATTGTAAGTGGATCATTACTCAACTGCATACTATACCGTCTATCAAGTCTTATTGTATTAGGAAATCTAAATAATTCACGTGTACAAAATACTTCATAAGGAAGTGCAATAAAAGTTGGTCCCTCATAACTACCCATTGGATTTTCACGTGAAAAATATGTACCATCAATTGTAAAGAAGCACATTGCATTAGGTGTAAATTTTATTGCATCATTGATACTGATAAGATTTGTAGTAGCTTGTAACTTTTCAAGATTAAGTGTTTTAGCAGAAGGACCACCACCTAAAATTGCAGTTGGCTTATCAGGATCATAAGTTAAAGGACGGGTATTAAATGTACCTTTAGTAAGAACATAATCACCTTTTAAATCACGCCTTGATTTGTATCCATACATACTTAGATAATTAAACAAATCATTATGAGTATGACCAAACCTAGATTCATGCCCACGATGTTCTACAAGTATAACTGGATCATTTTGTGTTAATGTTTGTTTTGCACCTCTAAGCACATTGATCTCATAACCTTCAACATCAATCTTAAGAAAATCTAAATCAGTATATTCAAAACTATCTAATGTCCTCATTTCAATATCATCACCAGATAAGTCAACATATGATAAAAGTGAGGATTCTTGATTATTGGTTATTGCACATGTACCATTTACATCCCCTACAGCCATCTTATGTAAATGCATCTTTTCACTGTTTTGAATAAAACCATTATATTTCCTAATATTAGCCCAAAAACAATCATGGAGGTTCGTATTCATTTCAAACGCTTGTACACGTTCAAACCAGTGCATGAACTGTATGGTTAAAATGCCCACTGAAGCCCCTACATCAACCGCTAGGCGGCGTTTATGGTGTGGGGTGTACCTGAGTGCATCATCAACTTTCCACTGCTGGTACATACGGTTACTTTGTACCCGTCCTAA